GGTACTGATGTAAGTGGCACTACATACGATTACGAAGTAACTAACCGAACTCTCCCATCTGTTGAAACAACAAATGTTCTGGCTATCGCTAATTATAGCGGGCAAGATGAGTCAGTTGGCACAATAGGCGGCACGTTACCTTATGGTATTCACTCAGTACCCACAGATGCTAAAAATATTGGGCAAGTGGGCGGTGGCCTCGATCAACCTAATGCAAAATATTATCTATCTGGTTGGAGCTATGAATTCATGGAGAATGTGTCTACTAAAGCAATCTCAGAATTAACTTACAATCCTGACCCACAAGGTAATAATTTTGGTGCTGAATCAAGTTGGATGGCATTTTACTCAGATATAGCAGTAGTAGAACTCCCTGCGCTTTCTGCACTGGTGTACGACTCCGTAGTAACTATGCCACAGAACGTAGTAGCACTTGCTTGGACTTACGACGGGACAAAGCTGTCGTACAATCAAGGCACCGGATCCTTCCACACCTACACCGCCGTGACCCCGTGGTCTCTTTCGGGCTTGGTATTTGCTAACACCTCCACATTCGCCACAACGAAAGCTAGCTACGGCCACACATGGCACCCCGACGGCACCAAGTTCTACACTTGCTCCGAATCTGGGGATCAGTTCTCTCAGTGGGACGTACCAACCCCGAACGACATTAGCTCCGTAGTGGACAAGAACACTCCCGAAGCCGAGATCGTTCAAGGCCAGGCTATGGATCTACAGTGGATACAGGCAGGCTCAATCTTGGTTGGACTCAATGATCTCGATGGCGGCACACTCGACTTCTGGGACTGTTCAATACCTTATGACCTTAGCACCGCTGTGAAGCGCGCTGGAACGAGGCAGTTTAGTGCTATGGCTGGCGCAGATTTCAACAAATGGCAGAACGGCATGGTTTGCTCAGACGACGGCCTTCGCTTATACTGCGTAGACTATAATAGCAGAGAATTGCACCAAGCCGATCTGAGTACAGCCTTCCTTGCATCTTCGGGCACGGCTGTCATAGCTAACGACCTGCTACTCAACGACGCGGCCATTCGCCCGAGGGGCTTGACCACTTGCCCTAACGAGAAATCAATTTACGTCGGGCGTAACACCAGTAAGAAGATCGAACGATACACTTGGGTTTAATACTTTAATCCTTGACAATATACGGATATCGTAGTATAATACGTACATGTCGGATTGGAATAATTCAACCGCAGAAGAACGAATGGAACGGTGGAAAAACCTACGTGAATCTATTTCTTCTTATGCAGAAATAGAACAACTAAATAGCATTGCAAGTTTTTTTGCTGATGTGCCAATTGGGTCTCGGTGTATTGATTTCTATACTCCTGATTCTTGGCCTACTCCGTGGGAACTACTATACCACAAGCTATTTTGCACAAGCTCTATCAGCTTGCTAATATACCATACGCTGGTATTAGCATTAGGAAGTAACAGGGTTGAAATAATTTTGATTGACACTGGAGATGATTTATTTTTGGTACCACTAGTTGACAAAAAGTACATTTTTAACATGGAGCTAGGTAAGGTAAATAACATTAAGGATCACCCCACAATAAAAATAATAGATGATTTTGAGGATCAGACGATCCATCAAGTCCAGTAATAATAATAATAACGACACAGGAGCTACACAGATGGAAAATGCCGCCTCCAATGGCAACGGCAACAGTAATCACGTTGCTGCACTACCAACAGAATACCAACAATTTATACACCTAAGCAGATACGCACGATACAGAGAAGAACTAGGAGGCCGAGAAACATGGGGAGATACCATCACTCGTTACCTCGATTTTTTTGAAGGGCATTTGGCAGAACATTATCCAGATGGTCTTAAGGCGTATATGAAAGTTCGTCCTGAACTTGAGTTCGCAATTACAAATTTAGAAGTAATGCCGTCTATGCGTTGTATGATGGCTGCAGGAAAAGCACTAGAACGTGACGCAGTAGCAGGTTACAACTGTTCTTTTCTTGCCGTCGATTCTATGCGAGCATTTGATGAAACAATGTATATTCTTATGTGTGGCACAGGCGTTGGCTTTAGCGTAGAGCGTCAAGAGGTCGCAAAATTACCACCTGTTGCAGAAGATTTCTTTGATAGTGATTCTGTTATTGTCGTACCTGATTCAAAGTTGGGTTGGGCGAGCAGCTTCCGCGAATTGGTAGCTATGTTGTACAACGGTCGTGTTCCTAAATGGGATTTGAGTCGTTTACGTCCCGCAGGCGCACGTTTGAAAACATTTGGCGGTCGTAGTTCTGGCCCAGCACCCTTAGACGAGTTATTTCGTTTCACAGTTGATATCTTTACTAACGCACAGGGTCGCAGACTAAACAGTATCGAGTGCCATGACCTAATGTGTAAGATTGGCGACATTGTCGTTGTTGGTGGAGTGCGACGTTCTGCGCTCATCTCACTTTCGAACCTGTCTGACGAAAGAATGCGTCATGCTAAGAGTGGTAAATGGTGGGAGCTAGAAGTACAACGTGCGTTGGCAAACAACAGTGTAGCATATACTGAGCGACCAGAGATGGAAATCTTCATGCGTGAGTGGCTATCACTTGTAGAATCAAAATCAGGCGAGCGTGGCATCTTCAATGTTGAAGCAGCACAAAAACACGCAAGCAAAAATGGTCGACGTGATGGTTCTCTAGTTAAAGGCACCAATCCATGTTCTGAGATTCTTCTACGCAGCAAGCAATTTTGTAATCTTTCTGAGATTGTGGTACGAGCAGACGATGACTTTGAATCATTAACACGTAAGGCACGACTTGCAACAATTTTGGGAACACTACAATCCTCACTAACAAATTTCCGCTATCTATCAAAAGATTGGGCGCGTAACACAACTGAAGAATCATTGCTTGGCGTTAGCCTAACAGGCATTATGGACAATGAGTTTCTAAGTGGACAGAAAGGCAAGCGTGACATTACATTACCTGATTTTCTTGAAGACCTTAAAGCCGTTTGTGTTACGGAAAACAAAAAGTGGGCCAAAACAATTGGTGTTAATCAATCAGCAGCTATTACTTGTGTTAAGCCTTCGGGCACAGTCTCACAACTTGTAGATTCAGCAAGCGGCATTCACCCCCGCTATAGCGAATATTATATTCGTACTGTGAGAGCAGATAAGAAAGATCCACTTTCTATTTTTATGGAAGCATATTCTTTTCCTGTTGAAGACGACGTAACAAAGCCAGCAAATAACAATGTATTCAGTTTCCCAATTCATGCTCCGAAGAAGAGCGTTGGGCGTGACGATATGAATGCGATTGAGCAGCTAGAACTTTGGAAAATTTATGCAACACACTGGTGCGAACACAAACCATCCATTACAGTTTACGTAAACGAAAATGAATGGTTAGAGGTTGGTGCTTGGGTATACAAAAACTTTGACTATATGAGTGGAGTATCATTTCTACCACACACAAACCACTCGTATCGACAAGCTCCTTACCAAGAAATTGATAAGGCAACATACGATAGACTAGTAAAGGAAATGCCAAAGAATGTAGATTGGTCTTTGCTAAGTGAGTATGAACACGAAGACAACACAGTGGGTGCGCAAACTCTCGCATGTGCCGCAGGCGCATGTGAGATTGTTGATCTCACAACCGACACAGTAAACACACTAAACATACCTACGGGAGAATAAAATGTTAGAAAATAAAGAAGCACGATTTGAAAAAGATAAAATCATTGCCATTAGAATTAATACGGGCGATGAAATCATCGGTCAGATCACTGATTTTGACAGCAGTTCAGTAACACTAAACAAGCCATGTTCTTTGGCTATGCAGCAGGATGGCATCGGTCTTGTTCCTGCAACAATGATGGGCGATCAAAGTGAACCAATTACGTATGAGCGTTCTGCAATCATAGCTACAATGAAACCTAATAAGCAATTTCTATCAGTGTACGAGAATCATCTCTCACCTGTAATTGTTCCTGAGAAGCAGGGATTAGTGATACCTAAATAACGGATTTTGATAAATATACGTGTAGCTAAACATACACACAGGAGTATATAATGGCACAAGGAAAATCACCTTTTGAATTACGCGCAGATTTGCTAAAACTGTCATTCGACATTTTGCTCGCGCAGCACGCCGCTGGAGCAGAACTAACCTCAGCGGGAAACATTCAAACGGCGCCAACATCAGAAGACGTTATTGAAGAAGCACGGAAGCTAAACGATTTTATATCCAAATCTGGCACTGATCGTAGAGACCGCGTATAACTCATTGATTTTTAGTAATAGATAATTGTTGACATCCACGTCCTTTTCTTGCTATAATAGTTATCTGTATAGGGAAATCTGATGAAATTTCGACTAATGAGCGACCTGCACTTAGAGTTCGGGCTAGCTCGTCCAAAAGACCATAATCCAGTTGCGCTGGACGATGACAAATATACGACCCTGATTCTTGCAGGGGATGTTTGCACGGGTCTTGATGCGGAAGGCTTCATCTTTGCAATGTGCAAACGTTTCCATAAAGTTGTCTACGTTCTAGGCAACCATGAATTCTATCACAAGGAATACAACAAGCTTCGTCGTCAGTGGAACGATTACCCTGGCCTGCCTGGTAATTTCATCTTGCTTGACGATCACGCAGTAGTTATTGACGATCCGTATGAGACTGGAAAGCAGGCTCGGTTGGTCGGTGGCACATTGTGGACTGATTTTAACAATCAAGATTACGTTGCGATGCATCGCGCACGAGGCGGCATGAATGACTTCTACTGCATTAAGTGGAAGGAGAAAACTGACAGAGGAAACTACTTCAAACGTAAGTTTATGCCTGAGGATACTGTTCGCGCACATAAGCAAACGTTGTTTCTTATCACAGAAACTATACGTGAGCCGTTTGACGGGGCGACTGTTGTTGTAACGCACCACTTGCCACATCCGCTGTGTGTAGCTCCTGAATTCAGAGGGGATGCACTCAATCCAGCATATGTGTCAAATTTGGACGATATTATTGCGGATAACGATATTGACGTTTGGTGCCACGGGCACACACATACAAATGTCGATGTTGAAATTCACAACACACGGATACTGTGCAATCCTCGCGGATATGTACCACATGACCTAAATCCAGGATTTATTGATGATCTCACTTTTGAGGTTTAATTTAGCGGCTTTGTTCGCAATACTGATCGGGTTTAATCTGGTTGATGCAATAACGACCTCTATACTTGTTTTCCAATATGGCGCAGGTGTAGAGGTCAATCCCATTCTTCGGGATTTAATTGAAGTATACGGAGTCGGGGCACTCTACGGATTTAAGTATTTCTTAATATCTCTTCTTGGCATTCTGCTACTTACCCTAAAAACGGCGCGGCACATAATGGTCGCTCAATATTCATTATGGTTTGTGAACATGATTTACGGAAGTGTAGTAACATATAACACTATTCTTGTTCTTTTAACGATAAATACATAAAATAGGAAACATTAATGGATCTGAAAAGTGTTGTAGCTGGTGGCAGCTACAGTGGATTGGTTACATTTAGCGACATCCACTCACATGCTAAAAAGTTAAAGCAGGGTATTAAATATGCCCTCAACAATAACCTATTCATCGTTTTCCTAGGCGATTTGGTTGATGGACACGATAAGCCACTTGAGACTGTACTTGCAGTAAAAACCATTCTTGATGAGGGCAACGGCGTGTTAGTTATTGGAAATCACGACGACAAATTTTATCGCTACGCAAAAGGTAACGCAGTTATGCTCAAGGGCGCAAACAAGCAAACACTTGCGGACGTACCTAAGGGCGGCGAACAACTATTTTTACAAACGATGATTGATTTGATAGACCATCAAAATTCTGCCTACATGCATCGCTTCGGGAATTGGAGATTTATTCATGGTGCTGCACACGTAGATGTGTGGGCTAATCCTGATGAACCTGACCACCTAACCAAAAAGGCAAAGCATCGAGCTATGTATGGTGAGGTTAACGGCGAAAAGGAAGCTGACGGATTTCCAGTACGGTTATATAACTGGGTAGATGAAATTCCTCCAGAACATGGCGTAATTGTTGGTCACGACCGTAAACCCTACGGCGCAGGCAAACTTGCTGACAACGGACCGCTTGACCAAACAGGAGCAAAGGGCGGACGAGCAGTTTTTACTGATATGGGATGTGGCAAGGGTGGCAAACTTTGCCTCACAACATTCAGTGTAGATGGCGACAATATAGAAATGACAGGACACGAAGCAATTTAGAATGAAACTCTTTGAAATGAAAAAAGACTATAAGATTTACGTTGACTTGGACGGCGTTATGGCTGACCTTGACAAACACGTTAAGGAACGCAGTGGCATGACGTTTGACCAACTACGTGCATCAGGTAGCGGCTTCACTAAATTCGTTGCAGCAGAGCGCGAAGCAGGTAATTCAGTGTTTGACAGTTTAGACAAAATGCCAGATGCAGATCAACTATGGAATTATATAGTCAAGTATACGCCTGACATTTTAACAGCAACAGGCTATCCTATAGAAAAAGCAACAGCAGAAAAAATTCGTTGGGTTATGAATAATCTCAGCGGCTACGATCAGATTTTAACAACGACCTCGGGTGCAGACAAACACAAATACGCAGCACCCAATCACATTCTTATAGATGACCGAGACAAAGCCATCTTGCCTTGGCGCGAGGCAGGTGGTATCGGCATTTTACATACCAGCGCAGCAGACACTATATCACAACTACAAAAATTAGGTTTATAATCAACAGCTTATAAGTTATTGATTTTAAAAAGAGTATATAAGTTCTTGAATTCTAAAGGAATTCAGATATTGACTTATGGGCACTTTTAACGTATAATTATATATAAAGTAAGGGTTTAAGGAAACTACATGCAAATTGTGACCAGAATCAAAAATGCACTTATTTCAACACTCGCGGTGGCGAGTGTTTTGCTAACTGCGCCAGCAGTATACGCGACATTGAATGTACTGACTCGTCCTGAAATGGTTACGGTCGCAATAGAATTGCCACAGCGCCGCAAGGGTATTGTTACAATGTGGGATCCGATTGATCCCGAAGTCGGACTTGGCGGATCGCCTGATTGGTATGTAGACTACGAGGCTGAGAGCTACAACTACGTTGAGCGAGAATTTATCTTTGCTAATGAGAGAAGTTACTCGGCAGCAGAGCACGTATGTCTTGCTAAAAATATATATTTTGAGGCTCGCAATGAGACTCTTAAAGGCCAACTTGCTATTGCTCTTGTGACATTAAATCGTTTGCAAGAGGCTCGATGGTCAGAAGAAGTTTGTGGAGTAGTTTACGACAACAAACAATTTTCATGGTTTTCTGATGGACTGTCAGATTACCCGCGCAATTACGCATCATATGAGAGCGTTGCGCTAGTTGCTAGTCACATGCTCGACGCAGATATGTCAATGCATGACTTCACTTATGGATCAACACATTATCATGCAAATTATGTTTCTCCATACTGGAACGAATTTATGATACTGAAAGCGACAGTTGACACGCACCTCTTCTATTATGAACCAGTAGTTCAAACTACGGCGAGGCTATAATGAAAACTTTTTGGAAAATCTACGTGTACCTGATGTATACCATACTCTACTCGTTAATGGCAGGCGCTGGATATGCTTGCGTTTTGGTGCTACTGAAACAAGAATATATCAGCGCAGGAATCATCGCACTTCTCGGAGTAGGTGTTTGGCACGGATCACGACCAGCCCGCGCAACATATCGAGATATCCTAGCGGAATAAACTCCACAACATTTAAGCGGCCCCTTTGTCTTGACATTGGGGCCGTTTCTGTGTATACTACATACTAACATCACTTTAGGAGAAGTAAATGTTAGACCATTTCATGCTTAATGTCATGCCGATTTATGTTGCGGGCTTGGGTTATTCGATAATTGGTGGTTTAGTTATAGCGTTTAGTTTCGCAATTATTCGTTGGCGCTTGTGCGTTAAAGAATATATTGAAACAGGCAGACTTGACGATCCAGGCGACAGTTGGTTCCTAGTGGAAAATAACTGGTGGCACGGCTCACACAACAGAACAAATTATGATTATGGCAATCATCCGATAGTTGTTGCAGTAGATATAGTGGTGGTCGGCGTCATAACTACGATACTTTCGGTAGCATGGCCTATCACAATTATTGTATTCAGCGTAATTACATACGCTATGGTTGCGAGAGTAAGATTTGCACGTAAGAAAGAGTTCTTGGATAGATTGCAAGGTGAACATGTAGAAAATGCTTGATACGGTTATTCAAAAAATTTGGCCTCCTGCAAGACGGCGTGAACAGGAAAGAAAGAAAGAATTCCTAGATAGGCTAAGGGGCTTAACTGAAATTCAAATAAAGAAAGACCTCCCCGTAGGCGTAACTTTTGTTGTTTCAAATGAAGGCACGGGTCACGTTGATAACTATTTTCATATGGGGCCAGGTGAGTGGATTTCTTGGGGTACGTCACCAAAGCCAGATGGCATGGTAACAGCAACATATACAACGCGAGAATTAGAATTGCATTTGACTGAACAACTCCGTGCTGCAAAGCCTGATGGAAAAATAACCGTGCTAGATGAATCGTGCTGCATAGATTTTGGAAAATGAAACCTTCTAAATTCAAAAAGATGGGGCGAGGCATTACGCTTGCGATAATCAGAGAGCGTATGCGTGAGCATAGGCGCAAAAAGGAATTCATGGCTCGCCTAATGAAAGGTGATCGGTGGAACAAGACTAATGATCCAGGTCCCTTCTAGTGTTTAAGGATTACATTAAAAAACACAAGCAACGCAACGAAGCGAAGCGCGAAGAAAAGGAAAGGATTGCAAAACGCAAATTCCTGATGGAGTTGCAAGAGCCAGGTTCATCACAGCCTAGGCGTACAAGACCGCCATTCAGATAACGGAAAGCAAAATAATGATGAAGAAAGCTAAAAAGAGAGCTAAGGGACTTGAGGAACGTATAGCAAGAGAAGAATTCTTGCAGGAACTTAAGAACCCTACACCAAAGCAAGACCAAGATGAAACAGCACAGGACATATTAAAGAAAATTCGTGAGCGGGCAGGGATTAAACCTTACAGCCCAAAGAAAAATATAAGCGCATATGACGCAGGCCCAGATGGCGCGATGGGTTCAATACTGAAAAAGATACGTAAAGTATCAGGAATAAGATGAAAAATTATTTAGAACTATTGCAAGATGTAATGGACAATGGCTTTGACAAAGAAAGCCGCACAGGAATAGGCACACGATCAGTTTGGGGTCGTACTTTACGTTGGGACTTGTCAAAAGGCTTCCCAATTATAACAACACGTAAAGTGGCGCTCCGCATAGCGTTTGAGGAAACAATGTTTTTCCTGCGCGGTGATCGACAAACAAAGGACTTAGAAGATAAGAACGTAAACATATGGACGGGAAACACAACAAGAGAATTTCTGGACGCAAGAGGTTTAGACTGGCTGGAAGAAGGCGACATGGGATATGGCTACGGGCATCAATGGCGAAACTTCGGTGGCTACGATGCAAAGGACAGTCCCGAAGGATGGCATTACAACGGAGTAGACCAAGTAATTCCAATGCTGGAGGATATCAAGAAAGATCCGTACAGTCGCAGGCACCTTATTACAGCATGGAATCCGCAACAACTGTACGGCATGGCTCTTCCACCTTGTCACATCATACACCACTATCAAGTAACCCCAGACGGAAAACTAAACTCCGCTTTTCTAATGCGAAGCAACGATGTTCCTTTCGGTTTGCCTTACAACATAATGGGGTATGCTCTGCTCAATCATTTATTCGCGGCATATCTAGGCTACGAACCAGGTGAGTTGGTGTACTTAGGAACTGACGTTCACATTTACGAGAATCAATTTGATATGGTGAAAGAACAGTTGCAACGAACTCCACATAGTTTGCCACAACTAAAATTACTAAAACGCCTAAATACACTTGACGAATTGTTCAATATGCAGTATAATAGCATATTACTCGAAGACTATGTCGCAGAACCTGACATAAAGAACAAGCCAAAAATGGCAGTATAGGAAACATAATGAAGAATTGTACTGAATGTGGGGATGAATTCACAAAACCAGAAATGAAAGATATGTGTCGTGCTTGGCATGAACAGTGCAGCGAATGTTATAGACAAGGACTGCTTGAAACTATGCAGCATATAAAAGGATGGGCAGAGTCAGAGATGGAAAAACACAATGACTGAAACAGAAGAAAAGAATTTTGAAATACTGGATGAAACAACAGTTCAAACAATAGACTACATCCTGCGTGGCCTAGAGCTAGGCAAGTTTGACGAAACAGCAAAAAAAGTGGAGTTTTTAGGAAAGTTGTCAGGTGACAAAGCGCCTAAATACATCGCAACACTTATCAAGCGCATCACCGATTTGGAATTTGAAAACAAAGAACTACGAGTGGATGTAGATAGTAGCCATAATCGAATCATACTGCTAGAGCAGTACAAAACCGAAACAGAAGCGAAGGTGAACGGCTTAGATCAAGACATGCGCGATATTGCAACTGCAATACGCCAGCTATTTGAGCCACAACCACTCAAGCAGAATTGGGATATGAGCGATATTAATAATTTCTGTCAACGTCATGGCTCAATGTAAATGAATAATATACAGGGCTTTAGTTTAGACGAAGAGACAATTGAATTGTTTGATGCTATTCTGTTAGCACTTACACATGATCCTGAACTTGCGGAAGAATTCACTAAGTTGAAATTTATTCAGGTTTTGAAGGCTGAGTACGATGGTTCAGAAGGGCCAATCAAACAAATTGTTCAAAAGTTATCGCAAATTGAGCAAGGCTACAGTCACATGATTACCGAACATGCTAAAGCACAAATGGATGCAAGGCGTGTTGTGAATGATATGGTTGAGGCAATAGAGAAAATGAAAAAGGTTGCAATAACCGAAGACAAACAAGAAAGATTGAAAATCATTGAACAGTTAAACGGGATTAAGGATAGACAGTCCTCGTACACATGGAACCAAAAATAATGGCACTTAATAAAAACAAAACAGATGCAAAATTGGGACAAGAGATAAGCAATTATTTGGTTGAGTTGGGTGTAGAAACCCCGCTTCAAACAACAATGGGCTTGCTTGATCTTAAAGATAGTACGATGATTGAATTAATCGCAAGAGACTTCGAACATATTATGGAAACGATGGGTTTGGATTTGAGCGACGATAGTTTGGAGGATACGCCACAGCGTGTAGCAAAGATGTACATACAAGAAACATTTTATGGGTTGCGCACGGAGAATTTCCCAAAAATTACCGTAGTTGAGAACAAATTCAACTACGATGAGATGCTTGTAGAGAAAGGCATTAACGTTATGTCCGTTTGCGAACACCATTTTGTTGGAATTGTTGGTAAGGCTACAATCGGTTATATTCCAAATAGCAAAGTAATAGGATTATCGAAATTAAATCGTGTAGTAGACTATTTTGCACGTAGACCACAAGTACAAGAGCGCCTAACTGCACAAATTTATCATGCACTAGCATACATTTTGAAGACAGATCAAGTCGCAGTAGTTATTGACGCAGATCACTACTGCGTTAAGTCACGCGGCATTGAAGACACGGGCTCAAGTACAGTAACAAGTAAGCTAGGCGGTGGTTTTAGGTCGCATGACGGTACAAGAGCAGAATTTATGGCATTATCGAGGGATTGTAAGTGAGTAACAAGATGGTAGACGTAGAAGTTGATTTTACGGATGAGGAATTCCTCAAAATAGCTATAATGGCTCATGAGGAAGACATTACATTCAACCAATTCATAAGAAATGTATTACAGGCTGCTATGAACGCAGAGGAGAGCAAAAATGGCTAGAGTAACAATTGAAGACTCAATGAAGAATGTTCCGAATCTATTTTATTTGATTCAGTTAGCAGCATTTAGGGCGCACCAACTACAACGAGGTGCTACTCCAAAAATTCCCGTACACGAAACCGAAGATGGGCGGGTTGACGCACCAACAGTCTTTGCATTGCGCGAGATTGCTGCAGGATTCGTTGATTTTGAAAATGAGGTGATCCCTCAGAAGGATGCATGGGGCAATGATGTTCCTGTAAGAGAGCATACGCCTAAAACAGTTGAACTTTATGCAGTACGTAGCAAAAGTACAGGCGAAATTCTCAAAACTGGCATGACTTTAGATGAGGCAACTGAGTTTAAAGGTAAACTCGTAGAACGCCTCGTTGAAAAACAGAAAGAAGAGGAAAATAAAGATGTTTGAATATTATAAAGACGCAGCAGACAAATGGCGTTGGAGAGCAATAGCAGACAATGGTAGAATTGTCGGTTCTTCATCACAAGGCTTTGCGAGCAAAGAAGGAGCAACAGATAACGTGGTTATCTTGCAAAAAATTCTACTTGTTGAAGTTGTAGAATTCATAGAAAAGTAAGGGGCAACAATGTACGTATCAACAAAGAGTTACGATACTCGTAACGGCTTTTCTATTGCTTATAGACAGTGGAAAGCTGATTCGCACTGCCGTTTTATTCACGGCTATGCACTAGGATTCGATTTTGAATTTGAATCCGAGAAACTTGACGTTCGCAATTGGGTTTGTGACTTTGGCGGCTTCAAAACACTCAAAGTTTTCTTAGAAGAATACTTCGATCATACGCTACTCGTAGCATCCGATGATCCTGAACTAGAATTCTTCAAAGAAATTGACAAGCGTGGGCTTGCGCAAGTGCGTGAAGTAGAAGCAACGGGCTGTGAAGGCTTGGCTGACTTCCTGTACTGGTACATGAACCAAGTTTGGTTGCCTGAAAACGGCTACGGCCCAGAAAGCGGTGTACATTGTCGCAAAGTGCATGTACATGAGACAGAAGCAAACAGTGGTTGGGTTGAATTCACGAAAGCAGGCTGGGATAAGCACGTAGAAGAAAACGACCTGTAAACGTGGACGAAATTAATTTTAAAGCAGGCGATATTCCGACTAAATCAACCTCAGTAATACTTGAGGATGGTTGTGCGCTATACATCTACGTGCCAGATGATTATGGCATGCCACCAAATAAAATGCGACAGTACATGGAGCGAGTAAAAGCAATGTTTGAGGAGAAACTCCCAGGCATTACTGTCATTGTGGGGCGCGACGATTTGCATTTTACAACAATAACAGGTAAACAAGTGTTCAGTCAAAAATTGGCTGGCAATATATAAGGAAAACACAATGAGTATTATACTAATTAAGCAATACAGAGAACACGATGACCGAGACGAAGCAAATAAGCGTCTACAAAGCGAATTTACAGACAATAACATAGCTACAGTTGTAGTACCTGCTGGCCTAGATATTGAAATGGTATCTGAATTAGGTAATTTTGGCATAGGTGAAAATCTTGCTGTCATTAAAGCATATGGCGATACAAAAGCTATTCGTGATGCAGCGGTAACATTGAAGGCCGATCTTGCAGCGGTTGATGTAACAGCTATTATCCTTCCTGCTGATACATCTATCGAAAAAATTGCATAATCCAACACCAAAACAATACAATTTACCGTCAAATAGCGATAAATAGTATATATGTTTGGATATATAACACTTTTAACGGGACTAGCACTCTCGGCCGTCGCGGCGTGGTTTGCTGTAGAAGGAATAATGGCTATCTTTGCTGGACTGCCAATGTATGCCATGATTATGGGCATCGTTGTTGAGGCTGGTAAGGTAGTTGGCGTTACCTGGGTCTACAGAAACTGGGCCAACAAAACAAAACTCAAATTCGCTATGCTTCCCGTTATCATTGTTGGCATGGCACTCACGAGTATGGGTATCTTTGGGCTATTATCTAAGGCACACTTAGAGCAAACTGCACCAGTAACTAATAACTCTGCAAAAATTGAGCGTTTAGACCAGCGCATTACGCGAGAGCGCACTGAGATTGCAGATGCAGAACTCATTGTTGACCAACTCGACGCAACGGTACAGGTTCTAGTAGATGCTAGAAAGATCAGCCACCCAACTGAAGGTTCGCGGGTAGTGCGAATCAATCAACAGCCACAACGCGATCAACTTAAAGGTATTATTGACGAGTCAATGGACTCGATTGATGAATACGAGGATGAAAAGCTTGTCTTAAATCAAGAACTAAATGAATTAGAGCTAGAGGTAGGCCCCGTCAAGTACATTGCTGCAATCATATACGAAGAACCACAGGATAGCTTAGATGAGGCTGTACGTATAGTAATCATGGCGTTCATCTTTGTATTTGATCCTATGGCAATCATGCTACTAATGGCAGGCAACTATACGTTGATGCGCCACCAGCATTTATTTGATGATGATGGTGACGACGATACTCCACCTGAACCACCAAAGTTTAAGAAGATTACACCTAACGCTAAAACGGAGTTTGTTCCAGCAGAAATACTAGCTGAGGTCATTTCCGAAACAGTGGAAGAGGCAGTTAAAGGGGTAAAAGCACCAGAAACTAAGGCAAAAGCAGAGGATGTACCTGCGGAACCATCAAAAATCGAACCGCACGGTCATGGAGTATATTCGGAACATAATTTCAGGGATAAAAATAATGGCTGAAAACATCGTTAAGTGTAGTTTTTGTACCAACACGAGGAAAGATGTAAATAAAATCATTGCTGGGCCAGATATCGGAGAGGACACTGTTTATATTTGTGAAGAATGTATTCAGGTCGGATATAAAATCATAAGTCCTAAAGCAGTTGTTAAACCAACCGCAGAAACGGTAACTCCAATGCATATTAAGAAATATTTGGATGCATTTGTTATTGAGCAAACAGTTGCTAAAGAGGCGTTATCAGTTTCACTATACAATCACTACAAACGCATAAACAATCCTGTTATAAATGGCACAACCCTCAAAAAATCAAATGTTTTGCTCCTAGGCCCAAGCGGATCAGGTAAAACATTACTCGTCAGTACAATTGCGGAGCTATTAGATTTGCCCTTCGTACACGCGGACGCAACCACGCTAACAGAAGCGGGCTACGTTGGTGACGATGCAGAAGGCATAATAGATCGCCTAATCAAATCTGCTGGTGACGACATTGAATTAGCGCAGCAGGGTATAGTGTATATTGACGAGATTGACAAAAAGACGCGCAAAAACGATACGGCAACAGTAAATCGTGACGTTTCGGGAGAAGGAGTGCAGCAAGCCCTCCTAAAGATGGTCGAAGGAACAGAACTTAACCTCAGTAATGGCAAAAAGTTTAGCACTAACAATGTTCTATTCATTGCTGCAGGCGCTTTTGTTGGCTTGGACAAAATAATCGAGCAACACAAAAGGCACGCAACTGGAATTGGTTTTGCTGCAAAGGTTGACAGGCAGTCTAAGGATGTGTTACTATTAAACACTACTCCTTCTGACTTGATTGAATATGGAATGATACCAGAATTTGTAGGCCGCTTTCCAACAATGGTTCCACTACATGAGTTGGATAAGGATATGTTAGTTCGTATTTTGATCGAACCAAAAAATTGTTTGCTAGATCAATACAAGAGTTTGTTTTTGCTTGACGACGTAGAGTTGTTATTTGAAGACGCATTCCTGACTAGTATAGCGGAACAAGCAGTGGAACAAGAGACTGGAGCAAGGGGCTTGCATTCTCTTTTAGAAAAGGCTTTACTGCACACGCAATTTAAATTGCCGCAGCTAAAAGCTAGAGGCGCAACACAGATCATCATGACGAAAAGTGGAATTCCACAAATCGTCTACACTAAGAGTAAAATTAATGGACAAGCGACCAAGAAACAAGCACAATAACTACAGCAAGAAGAAAGAATTTGATGTACGTACCGTATGCCCTGGGCTAAAGGTTACTGTGCAGGGCGATGACGAACGCGCTTTCACTAAAGCGTTTCGTATTTTCAATAAAAAGGTACAGGACTCTCGCATCCTACGCGAGCTACGCGAAAGAGAGTATTATGAAAAGCCTTCCATTATCAGGAAGCGAAAGAAAGCAATTGCAGTAAAACGTGAAGAGAAGAGACAGGAATCTCTTATCACTTCTCGGAAAAGACTTTATTAAGAATTTTCCTGAAGACGCTTGACAAACTCCTTAAAATTTAGTATACTATCTACATCAGCAATATTTCCATTGTTGAATCGGCAGTCGGCACTCTCTAATCAGATCCACTGAACTCGGTCGATAGAAAAAAACTTAATTAAGGAGTTTACAAAATGAGAATGGTACTCGTACTATTAGCAAGCATTTTGCTTGCAAATGTGGCAGTTGCATCAGGCAACGGCCCAGAATGCCCACCAGGGCAGGAAAAGAA